TCTCCCACCATCCAATATATGGCGGGTATGATGATACGCAAGACTATACCGATTCCGACTATGAGATAGGATACGCATACTGATGGGTATTTTTGATGCGCGCCGTGAGCGCCGCGAGCTACAAGAAGCGACACGTGACCTGCAAGAGTCAATCGCCGATCTAGAACAGACATGGGCGCAAAATACTGAATGGCGGTCTATCGCTGCAGCAGCAGAAACAGAATTCTCTCTGTCTGGTATTCAGAATATTGCGGAGACGTGCCGTGTTCTCGCTGTTGCAGACCCACTAGGGAAACGCGGAGTCAGTATCCGCACATCATATGTTTTCGGATCGGGCATAGGCATTACCTGCGATGAAGAGTCTGGCGTAAACGAAATTATCCAGGGTTTCCTAGACGACCCTGAAAACCGAATCTCTCTGACAGGGCATAGTGCACACCAAGCGCTCGGTGTACAGGAAGCAGCGGACGGCAACATTTTCTTTTTGTTATTCACTGAGCCTGCTACCGGGCGTACAGTAGTGCGCACAGATGGAATAGAGCACATCGAGAAAATCCTGCCGATACAGGAAGATAGCGCCCGCCCTGCGCTATACCTATGCTCTCACTATCAAGACGGGCGCACTATAAAAACCTGGCACCCTGCACTAGATTTCCATCCTGTGAATAAATATGCGGAGCTAGAAGGCGTATCCGTGGACTGGAACACGCCTATATACCACCACGCCGTAAACCGCATCCCAATGTCACTATTAGGCACACCAGACCTATTCGCTGCATCCCCCTGGATAAGTGCCTATAAGAACTATCTGCAAGACTGGGCGCGACTCATGCGCGCCATCAGTAAAATCAGCCACCGCATCACAGGCAAAACCTCCCGCGCTGTACAAGACGCACGCCGCGCCATACAGCAAGCCGAAGCAGCAACACAGCCAGGCGCAATAGGCCTAGTAGACGCAGAAATCACCACCATGCCAAACACAGGCGCAACCATCGACGCAGAATCCGGCAAGCCCCTAGCCGCAATGATCGCCGCCGCACTAGGCGTCCCCGTAACCATGCTCCTAGCAGACCCAGGGCAGACAGGCGCACGCGCAGTAGCCGAAACCCTAGACCGCCCCCTACAACTCGAAATCGAAGCACGCCGCCGCACCTGGGAAGAAACCTACCGCGCCATCATCAACCACATCATCGACACCCAAATCGCACTAGGAAACATCACCGCAGACGCACCCCGCACCATCACATTCCACTGGGACGACATCACCCCAGAACCCACACAAGCACAACTCGACGCAATCACTACAGCCGACCAGCTAGGCGTACTCCCACTCGACCAAACCGCACTACTCGCCATGCGCGCCCTAGGCATTACAGACCCCGACGAAAAAATAAACCAACTCCGCGACGCAGACGGCAACATCCACCGCACCACAGAAACCACAGGAGACGCACTAATCCGCGCCGCATACGCAGGAGAAATCAAATGACCCCAGAAGAATACGCACAAAACCTACAAGACGACCTCACCCAAATAGAAAACCAGCACACACAACCCCTCATAATCGCCGCACACCAAAACCACCAAAACCTCACCGCCACCCTAGCCTCAATCACCGCACTAGGGGCACTCACCCCAAGACACACACGACGCAAACAACAAAACGCAGCACTAGCCACATACGCCACCACCCTAGCCACCATCCAGCACCAAACCAACCAAGCCGCACAGCAAGCCGCCACACAAGCCACAGCCACCACACACCACCACCTCCAAAACTACACCACCCAAACACTCCCCCACCCCACACCCCAACCCACACCCGAAAAAATCAACCTCACCAGCCTAAAAACCAAAATCACCCAAATAGCCACAGCCATCACACTAGGCATAAACCTAGCCACACAATCAGCATCACGACAAGCCACACGCAACCTAATACAGAACGTCCAAACCGAAGGCTGGCAATGGGTAGCACAACTCGACAAAAACACCTGCAGATCATGCATCATGCACCACGGAGAAAAACATTTAAGCGGGGAACTACACTCACACCCCAACTGCCGCTGCGTCATGGCACCTCTCCTAAGTCAGTATCCTGACACTACCACTCATAATTCCGGGAGAGAGTGGTTTGACTCACTCGACTTTGACTCGCAGGTGGAAGCCATAGCAGGGGTTGCTTCGTCACCGCAGGGTATGGAGGTTGTGCGTGGTCTGGCTGATGGGTCTATTGCGTGGTCTGATTTGTCGAGGCGTGCCCGCTGGTATGATGGGTCTATGTATTGGACGCAGCGTAATTTGTCCGATATTTTGTCTAGGAGGAAATAGTGTCTAGCGTGAATTTGATTGAGGCTGAGGGCGAGCCGACAGGCTCCCTTGTGGCTGTGACTATCATTACACCGGGTAAGGGTAGTTCTGGTGAGTACCCGCCGGAGACTATCAAGAAGCTTGCGGAGTCGCCTATCTGGGATTCACCCGTGCATATGTATATGAATCACGCGACAGGTAGTGAGCGTGCGTCTCGTCCTGAGGGTGATATTCGTGAGCTGGCTGGGGTGATTGACGGTCGCCCCGTGATTGACGATTCGGGCGCACTGGTTGGGCGTGCGAAGATTTTCCCTGAGTATAGGGATTTTATCCGTGAGCGGGCACCGTACATAGGTGTGTCTATTAATGCGTCTGGTATAATGGCGCCTGGAAAAGACCGCGTGGTTAAAGAGATCACACAGGTCGATTCTGTTGATTTTGTTACGAAGCCGGGGCGCGGCGGGAAAATTACTGCCGTCCTGGAATCTAGTAGAGAGGTGGACGGCATGGCTAATAACATTGTTGAAGCTGATGGCGTACCCGTGACTAAGCAGACGGCGGCACCCGCGCCTGTGCAGGATGCACCTAAGGCTGAGTCGCCCGAAGTTACTGAGTTGAAGAAGCAGATCGAAGATTTGAAGGCTGAACGCGACGAGCTGAAAGCTAAGGTTGAAGAGCTGCAAGCGGAGAGCGCTAAGAAAGACGCCGAAGCTGTAGTGGCTGAGGCGTTCCGTAACGTGGATGCTCCCATGACTCGCAAGATGCTAGTGGAATCCGCAACTGGTCTCACCCATGAGGAATTTGAGACCCGCGTGCAGGAATCCCTCAAGGAAGTACTCGCTGCAAAGAGCGCAACCTCACCCGTCTATGGCATGGGTGCGCCCGTGCAGGAATCACAGTCTGCAACCGTGGATGATATTCTCTCGATCATGAAGGGGCTGTAAACAAATGGCTATCAACGTATCATATGGTAAAGGCGAACACATCGCCCTCATTGCCGACAAGAAGTACGAATCCGGTAAACCTGTCCGCATTGGCGCTATCGCAGGTGTAGCGATGACTACCGTGGAGCAAGGCGAAAAGGTCACCATCTGGCGCAACGGATCGTACCGTCTCCCCGTCAAAGAGACCGTGCAAGCTGGCGCTATCGTCAAGCTCGGAACCGACGGTGTACTTACCACTGGCGCAGGCAAAATCTGGGGTGTCGCCCTGCAGGATTCCGCATCTGCTGGTGCGACTATTGAGGTTGCGCCCGTAGGCGTAGCATTCGACTAAACTAAGAAGGAATCAAATAATGAGCGAATTTCTTAACTATGAGAAGCTGCGCGATACCGGTGCAAACCAGCGCGTGGCAGAAGCCGCAACCATCCTCCGTGATGGTATTCGCGGCGGATACAGTGCACAGGCACGCCTGCAGGAAGCCTTGACTACTAGCGACTTTCCTGCGCTTCTTGGTCGCGCATTCGAGTACGAAGTTCTAGACCTGTACCGTGGCTACGAAACCCAGTGGCAGAAGGTAGCGCAGACCACACGCCTGTCCTCCTTCAACCCCACCCCTCTTGCAACTCTCGCAGGCGACATTGACTATGTACACGTGAACGAGGCTGAGGAATACAAGGCTGCCGACCTGTTGCCTGGCACCGTCCAGATCAAGAATGACAAGTACGGTCGCGTGTTCCCCTTCACCTGGGAAGACGTAGTGAACAAGAACTGGGATAAGCTAACCCAGATTCCTAAGCGCCTCGCAGCTGGTGCAGCTAAGCTCGAAGACAAGGTGGTGTTCTCTACCCTGTTCGACGCACAAGGCATCAACCAGGCATTCTTCTCTGGCGCGTCTGCAGCTGACACTAAGGCTCTGTCTCTTGAGTCTTTGAAGGCTGCATACGCTGCTGTGTCTGGTCGTGACGGCGTGCACGGTTCCGCTATTGATGTTGAGCGTATGGTTCTTGTGGTTCCGTCTGCTCTGGCTGTTCAGGCACGCGAGATTCTGGGCGCTAAGGAGATTCGCACCAAGTCCGGTAACTCCGAGACTGTTTCGGCTAACTTCCTTTCGTCGAACATTGATATTGCGGTTGTGCC